TGCTAACATCAGTAAGTCCTTAATGAATATGGTTTTAATGGATGCGGAAAGTGAAACTTTTGAGCGTCAATTTAGCAACGTCACAGGCTATAGTGACTTGATGCTAAGAACTATGGAGCTTGTATCGGCTAACAGTGGCATCCCAATGACTAAGCTATTCGGTAGATCCCCCGAAGGCATGAACGCTACAGGCGAGGGTGATTTCACTCAATGGGCAGGCACGGTGCAAGCCTATCAGATGCAGACGCTCCAACCCGCTATTAACCGCTTGATTGACTTGCTAGCTATGCAACAGGACTGGAAAGAAAAGCCCGACGATATGGCGTGGAACTTTCCAACACTTAAACCCCTTGATGATGCACAACTAGCAGATGTTCGACTAAAGCACGCACAAGCCGATGCGATTTATATTCGTGAAGGTGGCGTTGACCCAGCCTATTTGTGGCATATCAGACATGAAGGGGGGTACAATATGAATCCCACTTATTCAATGGAAAACGTGGTAGAATTTCAAAGTGAGCTAGACAACACTGCCTTGAATGGGGCGTTTGAAGATATTGAAGACGACTCGATAGAAACGGTTTAAAATAAAAGAAACCCCTAGGGTTTGACAACTAGGGGAGTGAATTAAGAGTTAAAAATAAAGAAGGAATCCTATGAATACCAAAATCAGCATAACATGTTTTTACAGAGGATGCAATGCCTAAAAAAATAATCATCATCAAAAAAAGCTTTCCTAGTCGTGCATCTAGTGGCTATCGTGCTTTTTTAGTAGCCTTTCAAAACAAGCAACAGCAAAAACTAAAAGGAATGATAGAAGCTTACACCGTGCGTTTGCAATACCTAGCAGATCGTGAACTACGAAACGATGTGGCGGATTGGGAGCAGGAATTAGAGCGGATGCTAACAGAGCTAGGGCTTACAGAGGTTGCCTACACCGCTTTAATCACACGATTAAGAGAAGAGGGCGAAAAGGTACGTAAGCACGTTTTTAATCAATTGGTTACGGTGGTTGAAGATAGAAAAGTACCGATTGTAAAGGGTTATGCTTCACTCCCTGAAAACAAGGCAATCATCGAGTCGTGGGCGAAAGAAAACGCAAGGTTGATTACTAAAATGGTGGACGATGAACAGCAAAGAGTGGCTAGCATCATAAGCTCAAACTTTAGAAACGGCAAAAAAATAACCGATGCACGAAAAGAGATTCAAACGGCGTTAAACATAAGTAAGAAACGAGCCGATTTAATCGCACAGAATGAATACGGCAATTTATATGGACAGCTTGAAAAGCAGAATAACGAACAGTTAGGCATTCAATACTACGAATGGAACACACGCCTTGATGAACGTGTCAGACGCTCACACAAAGTGCTTGAAGGCAAGATATGCAGGTGGGACGACCCCACGGTGTACAAAGACAGCCTAGATGACAAGGAATGGAAACAACGTTCAAGCATAGGCGGTGTAAACTTGCACCCTAGCCAAGATATTAGATGCCGATGCGTGGGTTATTCTATAATCCCTGAATTATAGTAAGTATTGCATATTAAAAAAAACAATGGTATAGTACCTATAGAATGGCTAAAATTAGGGGACAATAGTGTTTAGAATTGACCGCAGTGTTTTCAAGCATAAGACGACCGCTGAAGGTTTCTTAACAGGGGATGCTATTGTTACACGGACAGGCGTATTCCAATACGTCAACGCCGACGGCACAATCCGCCACGAACTACGACACCCCGACGATGTGTTTAACGTCGATAGTCTTGAATCGTTGAAACTTAAACCAGTTACAGACGACCATCCGCCTGAATTGGTGAACAGCGATAACGCCGAAATATACAGCATTGGTTCGACTGGTGAAAGCGTTACGACCGATGAAAACAGTGTGGCGATCAAGTTTAGCGTCCACCGCAAGGATGCGATTAAAAAGGTAGCATTAGGTAAAAGAGAGCTATCACTTGGCTACAATTTAGATTTAGAAGAGGAAAGCGGTGTATGGGACGGTGTACCCTATACGCACAGACAGAAAAACATCCGTTACAACCACTTGGCTATTGTAGACCAAGCAAGGGCGGGGCGTATGGCTAGAATCCACATGGACGGTTTTGCCGTTCAGTTACACCATGATGAAGAGGACAAAAGCATGACTGATAAAGAAATGCAAACGGTGAACTTGGACGGTTTGAGCTATCGAGCCGATGCCGAGGTTGCTAAAGCATACGAAAAAGCGGTGCTATCTGAAAAGCAAGCCCGTAACGATGCAGAAGCCTTAAAAGGGCAAGTAGACGAGTTGAAAGCACAGCTTGAAGCCGTGAAAGCAACGCATAACGACGAAGCAATGGCTCAAGCCGTCGCTGAACGTGTCGCCTTGTTGGAAACTGCTAAGCGTGTGGTTAATGTTGACGCATTGCAAGGTTCTAGTGATCGTTTAATTAAAGAAACGGTTATTAAAGCTAAGCATGAAGCGATTAACCTTGACGGTAAAAGTGACGACTATGTAAACGCTCGTTTTGATGCGTTGATTGAATCGTTGCCTAGCGCCGAAGATGAAGCCCTAGCCAAGCAAAAGCAGGCTATGTCATTGGTTGAATCTAGCCAATTAAAAAAAGGCTCTATTTCAGCAAATGATGTCTACAATTTTCAAAAAGCCCAAAAACAAGGAGGGATTAAGTAATGTCTCAAACGTCTTATAGCGTTTACAGAGGAAGCTCTTATGAAGGGCAAGCGATTCAAATTGAGCGTGTGGATAGCCGTGTAGCAACTGCTAACATTCCTTTCGGTCGGGCAGTTCAACGTGTAACGTCTGACAACCAAGTCGGATTAACCGCAGCTTCAGGTGTCCCTCAAGGTGTGGCAATTTACACCCATGAGCAAATCAACGATCAAGCGGAAGATATTCTAACTGGTCAAATGGTTAGTGTTTTAAGCAAGGGTGTTGTCTATGGTAAAGCCGTAGGAGCCGTAACGCAAGGATCCCCAGCTTATGCGATTGTAGCGGTTGGTGCTACTCAAGGGCAGTTCACGGCTACCGTTGGTTCTAACTTGCTTGTAGGTAAGTTTAAAACTGGTGGGACTGATACTATTGTTGAAATTGACATAAACTTGTAGAAAGGACATAAGCAAAATGAATGCTCAACAGCAAACTAACTTAGATGCAAACCAAACGGCTTATTTTAAGCGTCATCTTGAGTACGTATTACCTGAAACGAAGGACATTGTATACGCAGGCTTCACCGCCTTAAATACATTTGGCATTCGATTAGGGGTTCAACGAACCGCTACGACGTTGACCTATTATCAGTATGATAAAAAAGCCCTTGCTAAAATAACGGCAGAATATGCAACTGATATTCCAACGGTAGAAGTAAATGGAAAAGCCTTTACTTCTAACATTAGAAAGTTAGAAGCAAAGCGTTTGTATACTTTAGAAGAAGTATGGGAAGCCTCTGATTTTGCAGGTCAAGGAATCGACTTGTTAGAAAAGAAAGCTCTAGCAACTCGTGAGGCTATTGCTCAAGAACACAACCGTCTATTTTGGGTCGGAAACGCAACCTATGGCGTAGTGGGGGTTTTAAGCAATGCTTCTATTCCTAACGCTCAAGTTGTTGCTGATGGTACTGGTTCATCCGCTTTATGGTCAACTAAAACAGGTGATAAGATCCTCCGTGATTTAAACGGTGCGGTTTCGGATATTATTAGCGTTACTCAAGGTGTTGAGAATCAACCTAACCTGCTTGTTATTAGCCCTCAGCGATACCGTGTTATGTCCACTTCAAAAGTAGACACAGATAATACAAGAAGCGTATTAGAGCAGTTTATGATTGATAGCCCTTCAATTACCACTATCATTCAAGCTCCCGAGCTAGTAGGGGCTTTCACTGGAGGCACTGAAGGTTTCTTAATTGGACGAACTGATTCACGTTATATTGAATTGGTCGCTCCGATTGTTTATGAAGAGTTGGCTCCTCAATCAACGGATACATTCTTCCAAGTCAATACTTATGGGCGTAATGGCGGAGCGGTTGTTTATTACCCTCTCGCATTCACCAAAAAATATGGTATTTAGGAGACCACATAATGACAAAAGTTAAGTTAAACCAAGAAACAGTCTTTCAATACGACGGCGTTGTTTTGTTTCCTGAATGGAACGATGTCAGCAAAGAAGACTTTGAGAAGCTGAAGACGGCGACGTTAGCAGTTGAGCTTGGCGTTTTAGAGTTTGAATCTAAAAAAGCCAAAAAGAATGAAGGCGTTGAAAAGGCTGAAGAGCCTAAAGAAGTCGAAAACGCTGAAGAATCCAAAAAGTAAGTAGAGAGAAAAGCAAACATGCCCACTTCTATAGAGTTAATCCCTAGCATTGCCCCTGAACTGGACACCCAGAGCCAGCAGGTGATGGATCTGTTAGGTTTAGCAGAATTAGAGGTGGGCGTTTCTTTATGCCCCGATTTACGCCCTTATATTGTGGCTTACTTGACGGCTCACAACGTCACAATGGCAAACCGTGCAGGCAATGCAGGAAGTGTTACTGACTTGCAAGAAGGGCAATTAAGAGTTAGTTATGACGCAAGTATATTAAACAGCAAAAGCCCTTACAACCAAACGCCTTACGGTCAAAAGTATTTACAACTGCTTAGACAGTGCATGGGCGGTGTAGCGTTCAGATCGGCGGTGATGCCATGGGCGTAAAAATTACCACATTAAAAGACAACACTAAAAAGATTACGGCTGAACTTCGTAAAATCGGCAATCAAAAATTAGTAGTGGGTGTTATTGACCCAAACGTTGCAGAATATGCCACTTACAACGAGTTCGGTACTAAAAGCATCCCACAGCGTAGTTTTCTACGTTCGACCTATGACGAGCAAATAGGCAAGTGGGAAAGACAACTAGAAAACGGTATCAAAGGCATCCTTAATATGAAAGCCGATGCGAGCCGTGTGTGGGACTTGCTAGGCATCAAAGCAAAAGGCGACGTACAAAAGAAACTAAGAAGCAACATAGCACCAGCAAACGCCCCTAGTACAATTAAACAAAAGGGTTCAGGGAAAACAACCTTATTTGATACAGGGGCTTTACTAAGAGCTATAACGTATGAGGTGCGTCCACGATGACACCTTTCAACGTATTTAGACGACCATTAACGGTACAACGTAAAACCGCAGGCACTTATGAAGAAGACGGCTTGTTTGTTGAAGGTGTAGAAAGTACACTTACTATACAGGCAAGCGTTCAACCAGCCACAGGTAAAGCGTTGCAGGCGTTACCCGAGGCTCAAAGAGATTTAGAAACTTACACGCTTTACACGGACACCGCTCTAAACGTGGCTAATCAAGATGCAGGCACAACGGCGGATATTGTCACGATTAACGGTGTAGGTTTTGTCGTGCAACGTAAAAGCCCTTGGCAGAACAACATTGTGAACCATAACGCCTATTTGGTGCAGAAGGTGGCACAATGAACGAATTATACACGCTTCTAATTGGCTACTTCACCACGCTTTCAAATGTGCGTGTGATCCGTGCGAATCAAAACGCACCAGCTCCAACGGCTCCTTATTTAACGCTTAACATTCAAAGCATTCAGCCTACAGGAAGCTTTAGAACGGCTATTGACACCGACGGCACGCAAGATGTCACACGCACTTATGCGTTTACGTCGCTTGCTTGAACTACAGGGAAAAATAGCAATGCAGGAAGTGATACAGCCTCCAACGGATGTATCGGCGTTGTTTGGGGAGCAGTGGCAACCACGCTACAACATAGCGTTACGCATGCACACAAGCCGAGCGGTGGAATATGTTAATAGTGTTATTGACGATGTAGATGTATTAGCAACATGGAGGACAGCATAGTGTCATTATCTTTAATTAAGAACTTTATAGATGTACAGATTTCACTTCTTACATCGTTTGCACCACGCACAGGCTTTGGTGTACCGTTGTTTATTGGTGAGACTGGAGCATTAGGAACCGCCGTAACTGGTGGAACTTATAGCCAAACGACAACTGTAGTAACGGTTACTAAAGCAAGCCACGGTTTAGTCGTTGGTCAAATCATTGATGTAGACGCATTGACAGGAACAGGTGTCGACGGACGCTATGTCGTTGCAACGGTTCCCACTACAGGCACCTTTACCTATACGGCAGGCACTTCTTTAAGCACTACAGGGAACATCACCTATACGCCTGTTAGTCGTGTCGCTAGCGAGATGATTTTTACGCCGTGGCTATTCAAGACGACACTAAAGCAAACCAGTTGCTTTTAGGTGCAACGATTCAAGCCTTGGCAGGTCGTAAGATTGTCTTCTTTAGAACGTCAGACGCTAACACCTTGGTTGACGGTAATACGACCGACGTAGGAAGCAGTTTAAAAGCATTAGATAACGATTACGCTCATGTTACCTATCACTACAATGTGTACAGCTCAACAAACACCATAGGGGCATTCCCTGAAATGGCAATTATTGGGCGTGTGTTACCTATTGTTGAGAATCAGTTTCAAGCAGCGGGTTCAACCGCATGGCACAATCAAAAGGTAGTCGGACAAGTTTCATCCTTCAACCCAGCCCTAGGCAAGCTAGCGTTTACTCAAACAGAGCGTAACACATTAAACTTTAAGAATGTAGAAGCCTTTGAAACCGACGGCTCCAACGTGCGTACATTGGGCGGTAAAATGGCAGGTGGTGAATGGGGCGATGTGATCCACGGCACGGCATGGCTTGAAACACGCCTTGAAGAAGACCTTTACTTCTTGTTGACGCAACAAGCAGACAGATTCGCAAAAGTGGGTTACGACACTAAGGGTATTGCCAGTGTTGAGCAGGTGATTCGTTCACGCTTACAAAAGGCGGTAGGCACTCGTTTAATCGATACCGATTTCACTGTCACCACTCCAAGCGTCGAGCTAACAGAGGCTACAGACCGTGCAAACCGTTTGTACAAGGCATCGTTTGAAGCTCGTTTGATTGGGGCTATTAAGTTTATGACTATCACAGGAACCGTAACCGTTTAGAGGAGCTTACACAATGGCACAGTATAACCACGACCCTAAGAAGATTAACTTGATTTTAGGCGGTATCCCTATTGAGGGGTTTATGGAAGGTTCAGGTATCACCCTTGAACCCGATTCTGACATCTCCACCACGTCAATGGGTGTAGACAAGGATTTTACTAGAAACATTAACAGCAACATTAGCTGGAGCTTGAACTTCACGATTCAAAACGGCTCACCAAGCAATGATGTGTTAAACAGCTTGATTCGTACACAAGCCAGCACGCCTTTCTTGTTGAAAGATGCTAACACATTAAACACGCAAGCAGTGGGTATCTGTTACCCTAAGGCATTGCCTTCTATTAGTGGAGAGCTTGAAGCAGGCGGTCGTGAGTATCAATTTACCGCCGTTGATGTGAACATCAACTATGGAGGGGCTAGCTAGTGAGTCTAATTAGCAAAGCACAACGTGCCACGATTAACGGCAATGTGTACGACATCACACCGCACCCAGCAACGCAGGGTTTAAAACTTGTGCGGTTGATTGGTAGCCATTTAAGCGATTTAAACATTAAGCTTGAAAAAGATGAAAAAGGCGACGTTAATTTTAACTTAATCGACCTAGTGAAATTGGCGACAGCGTTTTGTGAATACAGCTTAACGCACGACCCCGATTTTAACTTGATTAAGGATATGTTACGTCACACTTACATCACATTAGACAATAAGACTCAAAGCGTCATGACTGTGTTCGACGATCACTATGCTAGTAATTGGGGTGAATTGTTTGAAGTATTAGCCGAGGTCATCAAGGTAAACAATTTTTTGCCGATGCTACAGGGTTTTGGAAGCCAAGCCGTCAACCCAAGTACGACGACCGCTCCTATGGGACAATAGGCGAAAGCATCTTAGACGATTGGCTTGTATGGCGATTGGTTCGTGAAGGCATGGCGACATTAAACGAGTTACGCACGGTTTACGACTATGAGGACTTGTTACAAATGAATGCTATACTAGACATGAAAGACGACGTGCAAGCCTTGATGCAAGCAGAAGCAGAAGCCAAGCAAAAGAAGGGCGGTAGATAATGGCATCCCTTAGAGAGTTGCTAGTCACAATCGAAACCAAGCTAAACGAGCCTGCTCTTAAAGAAGTAGAGCGTCGCCTTAATAAAGCCGTTAATAACATTGAAAAGAAAATGCAAAAGCTAGGCGATGTTGGCGATAGGGTGGGTGGAGTTTTGACAGGTGTGTTTGCAGGTTTAGCGATAGCGATACCCACGGCAACCTATGCAATGTTAAAGCTTAATAGTCAGATTACGCAAACTATTGCAAAGATCGGCATTTTAAGTGGCAACACTAAAAACGCCACTAAAGACTTTCAAGCATTGCTTAACATAAGTAGTGAAACAGGGCTTGCCTTTGATGCCGTAGCGGATGTGTATGGGCGTTTAAACATGAACGCCAAAGAGTTAAATGTAACACAACAGCAAATGATGAATGTAACAAAAGGCGTTTCGCAGGCTTTAATCCTTAGCGGTGGCACAATCGCATCACAGCAAGGGGCATTAATGCAATTAGGACAGGCATTTGGAAACCCTATTATTCAAGCTCAAGAGTTTAATTCATTATTAGATGGGGCCCCTTTGCTTGTGAAAGAAATGGCTCAAAGCATTTTAGGCTCAAAAGGCACGGCTGGAGCTTTAAGACGTTTGGTTTTAGAACAAAAACTAACAAACAAAATGATGTTCATTGCTATTGAAGATGCCTTGCCACGTTTGAATAAGCAATTTAAGCAAATGCCCCTAACCTTAGACATGGTGATTAACAAGTTTAATTTAATGGGATTAAGAATAGGACTAGCATTTAAAGACAAAATCAAAGCTCCTCAAGAGTTTCTTCAAGTGCTTGATAAATTGATACAACGCACCACTGATTATTTAATAAGAAATAAAGATTTGATAGGAATTGCCGTTTCTCAATTTTTCAATAATTTAACAGGTGCTATAAATGGTGTTGTAACTATTTTCAAAATCTTAGAACCCTTAATGAAGCTTATTATAAATAACCTGCCATTATTCACAAGTGGAGTGGTAGCATTAACTACAGCAATGGTTGCTTTTGTAGCCATTACAAAAGCTTATGCCTTATATCAAGCAATAGCAAACGCCGTGATGCTTGCAAACCCTGCGACTTGGGTTGTGGTAGGCATATCCGCACTTATTGGAGCGTTAGCCGTGCTTGTAATGAATTGGAAAAGTGTCACAAGTGCGATTCAAACCGCCTATGCGTGGCTTTCTAAAATGGCTAGTTTGGTCGCATCATTCAGCATGGAGAAAATAGGACAGTTGATTGGCGTATTTGGGGGCGGTGGTGTAAAGGTACAAGCAAACCCAGCAAAGGCACAACGTCAAGGGGCAGGCACAAGTACAAGCAAAACTCAAACTAATAATTTTGCACCTACTTTTCATTTTCCACAAGGCACAACCCCTGAAAAAGCAAAAAGCATAGGTTTTAGCGTTGTAAATGGTGCAAGGCGTGGATTTGTCGCACTGGGAGGCTTATAAATGGCTATTAAAGTAGCACTACTTGATGTTTTCGGATTGCTTGTTAGAAAAAAGATAGGCTTCCTAGAATTGGATGCCGTCATTAGTGAAACAATCAACCTTAACAATACGGTAACATCCGCTCCGATTGAAACAGGCGAGAACGTAACGGATCACGTTTATAATGAGCCGTTAGAGTTTAGCATGGAGTGCATCATAAGCGATAGCGACGTTATACGCAGTTTCAGCTTTCAAACAAACCCAGTGGCACGTATCCAAGCCTATGAAAGCCTTGTTGATATGTGGAAGGGACGTACACCTTTAGATGTAGTGGCAGGCTATGAAGTCTACTCTAATATGTTGATTACATCCATAAGCATCCCTCGAGCGAATGAAGACGGCGATTCCATACGTTTTACCGTGTCATTCATTCAAGCCAATATCCTAGAAAGCGTGTTTTTATCAGACAAAAGCGGTCGCATCAACGTAGGACGCAAGCAGGGGACTATTGCTAACAATAGTATAACGGCTATTGCACAACGCACACTAGAAAGGTTGCGAGCATGAGTATAGTAACTTTAGAATTACCAAGCCTTGATAGTTGGGAGTACGAGGTAGAACTTGACGGCACGGTTTACCTATTGCGTGGCTTATTGCTAAAACCGCCTAGTGTAGAGCCTTACTATGTGTTAGACGTGCTTTTGCCAGACGGTACACCGATTGAGCTAGGCATGAAGTTAAACTTTGGCTATAGAATGGCATTTAGAGGGGGCAATGCAAACGCTCCACTAGGGACGTTATTTTTACAGCCACTAGGCACGATTGCAGGGGATACCCCTACGTCACAGGAGCTAATAGACAAGGCGATATTGTGCTATGACGAAGCAATTTCTTAGAAACGTCGAAGTGCGTATCATAGGCGAAAACGACACCCTTGTTTTAAATCAAGGGCTTGATACCGTTTTTGAAGTGAGAAAAGATAGAAGCACTACACCGAATGAAGCAAGGGTAGCTATTAAAAACTTGAGCGATACGACACGGAAATTTATACAGTCTAACAAGGGTTTAGAGATTTATACAGGTTATGATAATGAGCTTATTTTGCTTGCCAAGTGTGATATTACACGCCGTGCAACAGAATGGCAACCGCCCGATTCAATAACAAACATAGAAGGCTACGACGGCTTGTTTGCGTTGAAAAACAAGCGTGTGGTATTAGGACTTGCAGACGGTGCAACGATCAACCAAGCGGTGCAGTCTATCGCTAAACAAATGGGATTAAAACTTATTGCGAATGCAGGCATTGCATTAAAGACCCAACTAAAGGGTGGCTACACGCACACAGGCACAGCCTCGCAAGCCCTAGATGACCTTGTAGGCATCGTAAATGCGTCGTGGGGTATTGTGAATAACACGCTTATTTTTACATTGCGTGGCAAGGCTTTAAATGAAACAAAGGTTTTGACCATATCGCCCCAAAATGGCTTACTAGCACAACCTGAAGTATTAGACGATACGCTTGTTAGTGAGCGTGTGTTACCTAAGCAGATTAAGGCAACAGGTTATCAAATTACAATGCTATTGCGTCCACAGCTTAATCCGTGTGATTTAATCGAGGTGCAAAGTAATTTCGTAAACGGCTTATTTGTGGTGGATACGGTAGAGCATTTGGGAGGCAACCGCACAGGCGAGTTTATTACGAGGGCTACAATCTATGAACGAAAATAACGGCGAATTGCTAAAACGCACGATGCGAAAAGTTTATGAAACGATGCGTGTTGCTATGCCAGCGGTCATTGAAAGCTACGATGCCACGAAAAGCCTAGCCACGGTCAAGATCACGATTCCGCACGTTCGAGATGATGAAGAAGTGTTGGACGTGCCGATTATTTCAGCGGTGCCTGTTATGTGGTTATCCACATTGACAACACGCATCACCTTTCCATTAAAGCGTGGGGATTGGGGTTTATTGATTCATTGTGACGGCGATATTGGCAAGTGGGCGTTAGATATGGATGCAAGCACGCCACAAAGCAAGCGTCGCCATGCGTGGACGGATGCGGTTTTCTTGCCACAAATGCAC